ATCTCCACCGAGTCCGCCACCGAGTCCCCCGCCGACATCTCCACCAAGACCACCGGCAGCACCTTCCATGGCGGCAGCGACCTGTTCAAGTTCAGCATCAAGGCGTCTATCAAAAAACATCTCTCGCTGATTGCGTATAAATTCTTCTTCAGATAAGTTGAAAATATTATCCGCAACCCAGCGACGACTAAAGAACCCTTCAGTTGCGGATGCGGCAATGTCAAACTTAGTTTTCCAATGTTCAAGTTCCTGAAGTTCTGCAATCTTAGAAGGGTTACTTAAGGAAAGTTTGAAACTAATAAGATCTGCGCCCCTATATCCAAGTGTATAGAGATGAATAATGCCAACTTTTTCTAATTCAGTTATAACAGATCTTTGTAGTCTTTGAATCGTTCTTGCAAACCTAATATCCTTTTGGGCAAGAGTTGTTTTATCTTCCTCTGCCCCATCACCACGAGACAAATACGAAGCAGGAATTTTAAGAGCAGAAAATAACTTATCCCTTAAATATTTAACATCATCAATATCTCCAGTATATGAGCCTCCTGGTAACGTTTCGATCTTAGAGGATACTCCTCCACGAACGGGGATAAAATAATCCTCTTCAGTGCTCATTGGATTATAGCGCAAATCAATACGTCCCGTATCGGCATCAACAACTTGGTTGCGTTTCATTTGCGTCATAACTCTTTGCATATATTGCTCGACATCATTGGGTGCAACGTTGCCAACATCAATATAGAATACACGACGCTCAGGAGAACGAACAATACGATACGCCATCATTGCATCTTCAAGAAGAATCAATTGGCGGAAAATTCTTCGAGCGGGCTCAAGAATCGAAGTTCCATATGGAGCGTATTTGTCGTTGCCTAAAATTCTAAAATGTGCAATCTGCCAATTTTCAAAAGTTAAACCGCCCGAATTCCATTGAAATTGAATATATTTAGGGTTGTCTTTATCTTCGCCTTCCAATCTTTCAATCTCGTGTGTCGGCAATCCAACAATAGACTGAACTCCGAGTCTTTCATCGATATCCAAATATAAGAAAAAATCTCCATATTTGCACATTGTGCGCGACCAGCCGAAAAGATTAAAGTCAATATTCAAAACGGTATGATATAGCTCATGCAGTACTGCTTTGATTTCTTCGTTGTGGCACTTAATGCCTAAGAGTGGTTGCAAATCCGACGAAGTTGTCATCTCATCTGCATAGATATCTAGACCAGATGCAATTTCGGGAGTATACTCCATTTGTTCAAAATCTTGGTATCTTTCAGCACGAAGCTGGTTTGCCATGATAGCGGTGCTTAACTGCTCGAAAGGATTATAAGATGACTTTTTAAAATTCAATCCACCGGCTGATTGAAATTTAAACTTGTCTAATTGTACTCTGCGAAGTTTTCTACTTGTCTGTGTACGGTAATTAATGAGTGGACCAGAAAGCAAACGAGTTAGCTGTCTAAAGAGAGCAGACTCATTGTTTTTAGGATTTTTATTATTTTTTGCCATTTATCTTATCCCTTATATAACCAACCAAATTGTTTGTGTGTATCTCTTGCCTGTTGCTCTTTGCCTTTAAGATCCATTTCGCTTCGATATCCTTCCTGTCCCTTAATTTGATTGTTTATTTTTGTAGATGCCACGAACATGGAATTCGCAAACGCATCTCTGTATTCTTGATCTAACTTACCTGCCTCAAAAGCCGTATCTCTTACCCAACAACCAATTGCCAAAGCCATAGTTAAATCGTCATTATAGCTTCTCATCGCCTCGGGGCGACCGTGGTTCCAGATAAAGGTTTTTAGCTCATTTAGCATTCTAGAAGAATATACGGTAATTAGTTTATTTCTAATGAATTCTTCCATTTTTGCAATAATCAAAGGACGGGTCTTAGAAGTGGTCGAGAAACCGGCAATAGCATTAGACATATTTTCGCCCCTCAACTGTTCAACATATTCATGTGTTGATTTGATAGAGAAATATATATTATTATATCTTAGTTCCTGCAACTTTGTTAATACTGCAATCCCAACGGAATTGTTTTCTACAACAACCATGGCATTATTAAATTCTCGCCCAATACTGTTAATCATATCAGAATATACATCAAGAGTGGGTTTTCCTTGATATTCAGCAACTATTTCCATAGTTTCTAGCTTTATGACGTGAAGTGTAGAATTGTCTTTACCATCTCCTCGCGCTACATCTGCCGACAACAGGTAGTTGTAGCCATCTTGTGCCTTTTCCCAAATCCAAAAATTTCTATCAAACCCTGTTCTATATTGAGGTTCTTTGATTAATGTGTGCATCCAATCCAAATCATCTGGGTGGATAACCGTTTCTCCAGACATATTGAAATTACATTCAAGCTCTTGCGCTATTTGTCTGCGAGACATGTTTTTAGTTTCTTTTTCAAACCATTCCTTGTCTCTATTGGGATGCACATCCCAGGGTAGAACAGTGGGGTAAAAATCATTCTGCTCTTGTGCTGAATCAGCGTATATTTGATGAAACCAATTTCCGACACCGTTAGGAGTGGATAGAGCGATGCACCGCCCACCTGTTGATAGAGTGGGATAAAGACCGGTCCATAGCTCGTCTAAGCCTTCGACGTGTGCTGCCTCATCAATAACTAATAATGATAGTGCTTCGGAACGTCCAGCATCAGAAGAAGTAGATGATGCTTTAATTTCGGAGCCGTTTGATAGCACAAATGACGCCCGATTGTCTATGTCTATGCTTGCTATCTGCATCCAAGGAGGCAAGTTTTTAATAATGTGCTTTACTTTCTTTACAAGATTTCCTGCCGTCTGAAACTTGGTCGCAATAACTAGAATATTCTTATTTCTATGAAATAACATCATCCAGGCAATGTAGGCAGCAGTTGTGGTGGAAATACCTAGCTGTCTTGCCTTCAGTATGACATTAAAGCGATGAGCATTAAAGTCCTTAAGCAATTCTTTTTGGAAGTCATATAGTTTAAAAGGAATCAGCCCGTCTATGGGGTGAGCAATTCGTGCGTAATTATCAATAAAATAAACCGGATCTTTGCCGCTTTTTAATATTTCCTTTAAAATTTCATTTTTTGTAAGTTCAAACGACATCTAATCATTTTTTATTTGCTTTTTTCCACTTGCCAAGAGCCAGGAAATCACGAATAGACTTGTCCAACCTATCCTCAGAAGGTTCGGCTACTGGTAGTACTCCGTCGAGATTACCAATTTTATAGTGGCGTTTTCCAGTAACAAATACGCGAACTCTTGAAGTATTTTGAACTACGACACTGACTTCGCCTTCAGGGGTTAGTGAAAGAGAGTCGCCAGTAATCTTTTTGTATTCTTTCTTTAGGAAGTTAGCAACGTTCTGAATCATATCTTCTACGTCTGCCTCAATATCGCCCGCATAAACCTCTTTAAGTTTAATGTCGCTTTGATAACTAATACATAAAAGGTTGCCGTGGAATGTTACACCGAAACCATCAACAACACGAGAGTCGGTAATGGGGTCACCTTCTTCCCTCTTTAGCCCTATCTTTCTTGCCTCACCGTCAAAAGAATACTTTTCATCTTGTGAGCCATCATAGCCATTTGCGGCTGCTTGTGAAATTCCTCTTACAATGTCTAAAACTGTTGCCATTTATTTATTTTCTCCTTTATTGGGACGCCATCCGGTCGCCCAACGCTCTTCTCTATTTTCAACCCACTGGATATAGCACTGAAAACAACAATCATATTTGTTCATGTAGATATCATCCTTAGAATTGAAAGAATAAGTTTCACAAGTGGAACAGACTCTGTTGCTATCTTTATTAAGTAGTTTTTTTGATATTAAAACTCCCTGAACTTCTACTTTTTCAGTCTTTTCGGATAATTTCCTAAGTTTTTTATTAAAAAGCCCAAGTTGTTCTATGTATGCCTGCTCTTTTTCCGGTGTCCAGTCTTTTGCGGGATGCTGCACGGTGTCTGCGCCATATTTATCTGCGATTGCTTTTTCCACTTTTATCACGTAATTTGGATCTTGTTTGGGCTTTGTCATTGTGCAATGTTTGCTGCGGCATAAAACACTCCCAGGGACAGCCCTATGCCCGCGATGGCTCCTCCTGCGAACCACCAGTGATTGTTTTTGTTCGGTTGTGCAAGTGCCAACTCTCTATATCTTCCAATTTCTTGATTTTTAATTCCAAGTAACAGATCTGTTCTTTCACTCTGTGCATCATAACTTATCTGAAGGGTGTCGAGTTGCAATTGCATCTCAGAACGTGCTTTTAACACCTCATATTCTACCAACAGATCACATTCGGTTAACGAATATTGGTGTGACGTAATCAACTGTGCTGTGGCAGGTGGATTAAACAGAGTGCCAGCAAAAGGGGCTGCATCGCCTTGCTCCAGATGCGTGAACATCGGCTCTTCATCTGCGTCTTGAGCGTAGGCAGGTGTACCCAATAATAGAGCAAAGCTTAATATTTGTGCGATAATCTTATTCAACATATTTAAATCCAAATTCTTCTATGATTGTTTGATTGACGAGTTCTGGATCCTGATCGAACATTGTCACTAGATCTAAATATCTTGCTCTTTTTTCGATAGTTAAATCATCCAGGGATCTTTCATAGTGCTCTTCCAATTTTGCAAGTGCCTCATTGTGTTTGCGAATGACTTCATTTCTTTTTTCTATTTCGGCACTATGGGTGCTCTCTAAGACCTCTACTTCCTTTTTGTAGCTCTCAATGGTTGTATCGAGTACTTTGGAATATGCACCAACATTTTTTTTCGCTACGAGCCAAATAATAAGAGTCCACGCAGCAACCGCTGCAATCTTCCAGTGATGCTTGCACCAAAGCCACGCTTTTTTAAAATATAGTTGTATTGTCAACCAAGTCATTTATTCTCCATACTTATATGCCTTCATGACATCGACAGCCCCTTGGGTGCCAATATAAACCATTGCAATCATACCCCACGTTTCCGAAGCCAAATCAGACCAAACCATAAGTCCAGTTGCGGTCAGAAATGTAAGTAATTTGCGAGAAACTAATTTCTGCAATACCGTGTCTAATAAACCATTATTCATTTTCTTGTATCTCCTGTTATATAAATAGTTAAAAAAAATTATTGACTTACGTGTGCATATCCATTTTTCTTCTCAATATTCACGACGTGATCAACACAATCCTTTAATGAGTCCAAGTGAGATATTAAAATGACTGTCTTAAAATATGATTTAACCATATCTAATATTCGAACAAATCCTTCTAAATTCTCTGCGTCAAGAGCCGTTCCTGGCTCGTCAAGGATAAACATATTTGACTTCGGCAAATTGCTAACGTGTAATAACGAAAGTCTGATTGCCATTGAAGCGATTGTCTTCTCTGCTCCAGAACCCATTTCAATGGGGCGAGGTTCATGCTTCGGATGTTTAATGTAAACGTTTAAGCGCCTCCCATCATCTTCAAAAAAGACTTCGAAGTTAACAATGTTTGCTAATACCTTTGCAATCTCTTCATTGATAGCTGGCAGCTTCTTCTTAATAATATCATAAGAAATTCCACTGGTGTGCATACATCGCATAAACAAATCATAAGCAGAATACTCTTCTCTCAATTCTGATAGTTCGTTCTTTTGTTCAATTAAGCTTTGTAGTTTTTGTTCACAAGAGCCGTGAGAGATAT